CTTCAGGTTGAGGTTCTTTCAAACCTGGACCCTGAATAGGTCATAGCAGAAAATAGCTATGTCACAGCCTCTTGCGGAAACATGGCAGTTTCAACAAGAGTGGGTTTGTACCGCTTAACGCGAAGTACTTGCCCAGCACGCAGGTTCGCTATGCAATGATTGTCAACAGCTAGGGAGCCATCTGGTTTCTGCGTTTCACAAAATATCCGTGAATCGAAAGAAAACCGTACGGCATCTAAACTGCGACCCTCATTTTGGTATTGAAACCAGCGGAGCAGTGCCTTCACACCGTCTATCTCTTTGGTTGGATAAACCCAATTATATGAGAATCGTGGACTATGTGGAGATACTACTTCGGATACCGATGAAAGATTTTGTCCACCCAAGAATTCTTCTGGGCAGAACTTTCTTCGTATCGATAACCATAGCGAGTAAACCGACGGATCACACCAACCGTCGTCATCAGCCGCCCAACGCCGTAAGGAGTTGAGCAGCCAGATGATCCGAGTGAGTGAATCAATAGGCTTACGAATGTAAAACGGCTTAATATCATAGCCACGCCAAAAATGTCCACCACAACTTTCCCTAAAGGGACCGGAATGGTAGGATTTCTTCTCATTCACCGTGAAACCGCACGCGTTAAGCGTTCTGGTTACATCATGGTAATAATGAGAAGGGCAGACTATGTCATCGCCGTATACAGTCACATGCGCAGCTCGAGAATAATAGGCATTACGTCTATTAAAACGCGAAATATCTATTGCGGCTCTTGTAAGCGCATAGAATATTAAGGATTCGAGCTCAAAGGTATATCCGTTGCCCATAGTGCTATGTTTCTCCCAGTGAACAATTTTGCCGTTAGGCAATAGACCACATGGGGACCTCAGTGTGTCAAGTAATTTGACCCATTGTTGAGGTAGCAACTCAGCAACGATACGTTGCGATATACTGTCACTAGCCGACTTTAAATCGATAGTGCAGAAACGTCCAGATCGGGAGCCTTTACGGGCTCGATCTCGGTTTATGCTTTGGTCATCTAAATCGATGTTCCACCGCTTTAACCTTTTCCGGATGTAAGATCCGACGCAAGACTGCATAGCCTGGTTTAAACCAGGTTCTTTGCAGGCTGCGCGGTCTATATCGCTACTCTTTGGGACTGTGAAGACAGTGTTACCACTGACAATCTTTGGTTGAGCAGCCTTCCATAAGGGAGTGCTGTCAATCATTATTTTCGCCAGAGGGAACGCCGAATCCGTCACGGATAGAGCCCATGTCGATGACCATTTATAATATGGGTCACCATATGGACGCGTGCGGCATACAGTTGCACCTGATGTGAAACCCCAGTGGGATCCCATCTCAGTATACAACTCATGTATGTCACCGAGAATATCACTACATAATTGGGCCGCCCTGAATAAAATAGAATTTTTATTCGGGAAGTCCTGTATACCGTATATGTTTAACTTACGGCATGATATTTCGGAATCCAGCATTTTTTGGATTGCAGCGTCAGCGCGATCTTGAGGAGGTGTCGTTGTGTCATCACAATATTTTGACATAATTTCACTCTCAAGATAATCCCACTTCGCAGCATAAGCTCCAGTTGCGCCAGAAGGGCGTAACTTTAAAAGCTCAGCTACAAAAGTGGTTGCGTTTAGCTCTATACGGCGCTCTGCAATTGCTCGCAGGCGCTTACGTGGAACCTTCGCGGATCTACGATTTGACTTTAGCATAGGAATTACTCCAGTTGCTTACTATTTACGATTCTTCCATAACTGATATAGGCCTATCATCGGCCGCATCAGCGATAAAAGAATACGGATTGCCCTCACCATCTTACCACTGGCCTTCGCCAGTCGTTAATTCGGTTTCTAGGGCCCCCGAGCTGAGTGCGTCAAAATGTCGACGTACTGCAGCTTCTTGCTGCTCAGGTGAACAAACACCAGGCACGCGTACAGTGGTCTCAATGATCACTCGATCGCGTACAATGGTTTCACCAGTTTCGCTAACAATACCAACTACAGGAGAGGTCGTTTTAAACGCTTGACGTAAAACGTCATTCGATTTAGACGAGCTAAACTGAGCGGTTTCATTAGCAGATTGAGTAGCAGCGGTATCCGCTGAATAGTATGTCTTACCGTTTCTCCGGTCATCCGGATTTAACGTGACAGGCGAAGTACCGTCAGTCAAGACGATTGGTGTAACTGCAGGCATAATATTGCTCCACAAAGTTAGTTAAGTCATCATTTCGATGACAATAGAATAGCTAAACTAGTTGCATACGATGCTTGCCGCAAAGACAAGTCAGGGAGCGAAAAGTTTAACTGCGGCCGGGGAAAGGAGTACATAGGCTCACGCCAGTACCCTTCCACAAGACACGCGCCCTTACGGGTGTATATCTCGTAACCACGTAACGAAGACGAGTTATAATCACGACGATCGTCGTGCTTACACTCAGATGTGCGCTGAACCTTAACTGATCTGTAACCATGGCGAAAGATCAAGCCATCGGTCGCAGTCAGTCGAGATATGAAGCCTCCAACGTCGACAACATAATCAATTAACCAACTGAAAGGGGTTACCTCCCAGAGGATGGATGATTTGTTGTAAACGCCAAGGGCCTTTTGCGCCACCACTTCGGGATTCGATACAGAATAACATACCGAGACCGTTGAACGGCCTTGATAATGATGTTTAATATCTTTACCCTCGAAGGTCTTCACGTGGACCCGATTATCAATACTCTCACGACCGGTAGCACGAGCACTAAGATTTTTAAGTACTCGATCAGGCGACGAATACAACTCAGAGAATGACTTAATATCATTAACGAGCGGTTTAATCGCAAAACTCAACTCTAGCCAATTACTCGCTAGCTGATGAGTTACTGATGTTGTTGCCGACCGGATTGATTTCTTACGAAATTTAGTCCATCTGCGTTTGGATATCCCAATTTGCTTTAGAGCACCTTGGTAATTACCAGTCGCAATCGAGAGAGCAAACTTGCCCAGCAAAATAGCCCTTGATGAAACATACGAAACTGATTCACCCAACTCACCGATAAACGTGCCGATTGAAACGGACTGATTATCGAGTGTATCAAGTAGATCAGCCTCCGCCTTTTTAAAATATGGCGTAGGAATCGACATAAACCGAGACGATGTAGTCACGAGGTTAAAGAAACCCTCGGGATCATTGTCCAGTAATGAACGAAAGTATGTTGCGTTAGGACCGCTTCCAGAGCTAATTAAAGTATAATTTCGAAACTTTAATCGCGCAGAATAAGTAACGCCACAACCATACTGAGCCCTCAAATGGCCATAGCGAGTCGGGTTAAACCGATCCCCGCCAACTACCGCTGACTTTTTGTGAAAATATAAAGCCGCGGATAGTTTTTGGTTAGATGAGGAAAAAGTACGGGTACCATCTGAAGCAATACGTGTCGTTCCGATACGATATTGACCAAATTTGGTAACCTCTGTGTTGATAGGATCACTCATAATGCATCTCCGAAAGGTTATTGCTGGTGAGTAGCAAAAAGCTACGCAACTAAG